TTTTAGACCTCCACCTCCGGTGGAATGGCGAAGGAGATAGAAATGGTGTGCCTGCATACTATGCACTGTCTCCGTAGGGAGGTCGAAGAACTTCTTGACCGCTGGCGCTACGGGGGAATATTAATAGGCCCATCGTATTACCATTGGTAACATGGCCCGTAAATCTAAATCTCGAAATCTTCAACCTGCTGTTTTGAAGTTGCATTTTATTGCTGAAACTAATTCTACTAATTTTATTTCAATTTCTGATGCTGTTAGTCGTCTGAATAGGAGATTTTACAGGCAAGGCCTTAATTGGGGCGTTGCTGATGTTAAGGTTTTGACTCAGCCTGCTGCGTCGGAAGCAACTGGATCTAGTTGTTACGTTAACTCTATTCCACATACTTGGACTGTGGCCAATGCTTGGGTTAAAGCCTTTCATGCTTGGAAAGATCAACAAGATGAGGCCATTGAATTGATGGGTGGACAATCTGGTGTTGCAGCATATAGAGATTTTAAAATATCTGCTGACATTGATCATGATATTTCTAATAATTTGTCTCCAGTTTCAATGGGTCCTGGAACCACTGCTGGGCCTTACCCTCCTGGGTTGATTTTTGACGCTGCGATATTACCTGCTGAGGAATGGGTTGCGTCTCAAGTCGTCATTCCTAATGACGGTGCTCCAGGTGTTACCAATGAGTATTATCTCCATATGGTTGGAGCTTCTGGTGCAGCTGCTGCTGGCCCGTCAAAGGGTATAATTAATGGATATGAGTTTAGCCGTAGTTACCCTCAATCTCCTGATCCTGCAACGCCAACGATGTCAACGTCTTGGTTGAATCGTATGCATGACGTCGGTGATGATAGTTCAGAGATTGTTGATAATGCTGAAGACAGAAATGATATGTTGCCTTACAACCAGATTTCTTATCCTGGTGGTGGAACTAATTTCGTTCAGCTTGAGACTCAGGGATTTGTTCTTAACCAATCTACTGTTGGTGTCAATACATATCATACAGGTTCATTTACTGCACCTTGTGGATTAATACGTGTTGACTTCCATGGTCAAACCGTAGAGCCTTTGCTTTATAATGTCATTACTGTGACTCTGATTCCAGGAACACATCGTGGATACCTGGCAGAAACCATGGAGGCATTTTGATGTCTCCTAGTCCAGAACTTGAATCAGTCAAGGAGGTGGCCACTGCCACATCCGTTCTCAACCACATCAAGCAGAATCGAATTGAGTATTTGCTTGCTATTGGATTGCTTCACCTGCTTGGTGTTAGTGACCATCTCCTTGGCAAACTTTCAGGAGTGTGCTTCTGATGGCCAAGTATAACTATGGTAAAACTTTCAAAAAGAACGGTAAACTTGTGCGTTACCGTTATACTAACAAAAAGAAATCTACTAAGAAATTAGTAGCTGTTTCTAAAAAGAAAAAAAACACACGGCGTAAAAAGTGATTTTTATGGATTGTCCTAGATGTGGTGGAAATCGAGGGTTCTGTGTCGAGATTGATGACCATGAACCACCAATAGTTCATTATACTTGTGAACTATGTAATATGGAGTGGGTCGAATGAGTCATTTCGAAATCGCCGGCGACGTTTACGAGAATGGTATTCTTGTTATTGAAGATCTTCGTTCTTCAGAGAAGCATCAAGAAGTTACTATTAATGATCAGTTATTTGCGACAGCTTTGTCGTATGTCGTACCGGCTGTTGTTGGAGACGATTCCCCCAGGGATTATGATATTGTCCGTGCTTCTCGAGCACCGGGTCGAGCTCGAAGAGCTAAGACTGCGCTTAGCATAGCTGCAGGTTTGGTTTTAATCGACGGTCCTTTACCGATCGGAGATGCAATAGCGGCAGGATTCCTCGCAATATATGCGGGGTATGAATTGGGTCTTGCATATCAAGATGTTACACAATGATGTATACAAGACTTTATGTATACACGTTCCCTCGTTAGTTTATGAGCGGAAAACTCTACTGGCGAATAAAGAAAAACGGAAAATGGACTTGGCTTGCTGCCGAGTACTTAGATGAGAACAATGGGATGTTAGTTGTATACAAATCCCAATTGGAGGAAGAAGAATGAGTTGTCAATGTTATAATTGTGTTAATGATTTGCATTGGTCCTATGGCTGTTCAGATGAATCTGTCATAGTGATTAAGGAGGATGAGGAGGAGTGAAAACGGATTTAATCTTCTCTATCCGGTGTCATAGGTGTGGCTATGATTACTGTGGGTGCTGGCGATGAACACTTGTGATGATTGTCAGAGTTGTTCAACATGTTTACGTCTTCAGAGTAAATATCCGAGAATTGGTTGTTCTTGGATTGATGAAAGATTTTGTAGTTGTAGATTATTTCATCCTAAGAAAAAGAAAAAGATTAGTTCTAAGCAAGTTCGTATAACTACTCTTTGTGTGTGTCCTGTTCGGACATTCAGACTTACTTCTCGCACAGTGGTATATTGCCGATGTGATTGAAAATCTTACACATCTTGGGTGTATAGTTTTTAGACCTCCACCTCCGGTGGAATGGCGAAGGAGATAGAAATGGTGTGCCTGCATACTATGCACTGTCTCCGTAGGGAGGTCGAA